TACAAAGTATTTGCTTGAAACCTGTTCCTCTAAGATGCCCAATAATGAAACATCTTTCTCTGCTTTGAGGCACACCGAAATCTTTGCTGTTGAGAACCTGCCATTCCGCATCGTACCCTGTTTCGTCCAATGAAGCGAGAAGCCTGGCGAAATCCCATCCGCCATTAACGCTAAGCAGATTCTTAACATTCTCGATGAACAACCATTCAGGCCTTTCTTCTTCTTCGAGCTGTCCAAGAAGGTACATAACTCTGAAAAAGAGGCTTGAGCGATTCCCCTGAAGTCCATTTCCGTGTCCGGCAATGCTGATGTCCTGGCAAGGGAATCCGAAGCACCAACAGTCTGCTCTTGGAATGTCTCCGTAAAAAACTCGTCTAATGTCATCTGCGTACCATTCGCCATTTCTGTACTCCTCTTTCAGAATCTCTTTCTGCCTCTTCTTCAGATCCATGCTCAGAAGATACTCACGCTGCTCGTCCGTAAGCAAGTGCATGGATGTATAGGACATGACCGCATACTTATCGAACTCACAGAATCCTACGCACTCATGTCCTGCAAGCTCCATGCCTCGTCTGAATCCGCCTATGCCTGCAAACCAGTCTATGAATTTCATCTCATACCCCTCTATCCTTCCTTGCCTTCTCGATATCGAATCTTATCCTTCCGGTATCAGGATCCTTGTACTGTAGTTTGTACGGATCTTTTTCTTTAGAATCCGAAACATTACCATTACCTAAACTATTACCTAAACTATCCGAAACGTTACCTAAACGAAACGAAACGTTACCGTTACCGTTGTATCCATACCCTATAGATACGGTATCCATACCATATTTACTCTTATCCCATATGGTATAGATACCATTGAACATATCTATCAGGTATTTTTTGAAAGGTTCATAGATGATTTTGCTAATAGAAAACTCAAGAGCCTTACGCAATTTCTCTGATGAAGTCCAATTGTACTTGTACCATTTGACTATCAGGATCTCTCCGGTTTCCTCTGAATACTCGATCACTCCATGTTCAGACAAACGCTTCAGAAGATCCTTCGTAGTGTCATTAGAGAAACCTGTTTCAAATGCGATGAGTTTCGGAGCGATCTCATAGCAGCCACACAGATTGGTATGCGGATTCGTCATCAGATACAGATACATCAGCTTTTCTTCAGGAGAAAACTCATTCAGTATCTTTGAGTCCGTCCAAAATGACATCTGAATATTCCTGTACGTTGCCATCTTCCTGCTCCTACTTGCTTTCTTCCACTACTTCCGGCTCTACCTCTATCGCATCCCTTGTATCCTCGTCAGGAATGATGATCGGCTCGTCCGCCACATCGTCCTTAAAGTTCAGAGTGACATCCTCGTTGGCCAATGCCCTGACGAACTCGCTCCTCAGCGGAGCATACTTGAGAGCCTGCTTGATTACTGTTTTCTTGGCCATGCCTTCCCACGCAGTATCCCACGGAGATGACTTTGCCTTGCTGTACTTCTTCCTGTGTTCGTCAATGTCAGCCTTTGACATGACCTCGAATCCGTATCCACCGCTCTGAAGTTTGTAGACCGCATATACCCAAGTGATCTCGCCTCTGTTCTTCATGGCAGGCTTGTGTCTCAGCTTCGGATCAAGTCCAAGCTCATACTCGAACTCATCATTCTCATAGACCACATGAGTCTCGATGCTCTTGAACTCTCCGCTTCTGTGTGCAAGCTCGATGAGTCCTCTGTATCCGATCTGAAACTGTGCTTCCTTCTGTCCGGTCTTGTAATTGTTGTATGGGATCAGATAAGCCTGCCCCAATGGAGTATTAGGCTCAAGTCCAAGTGAAGCAGCCTGGAGCATCGCACCGATGAATGATGGCGGAGTGCATTTGCCGAGATCCGGATTCATCGTGACGGCTGTCATAGCCATCCTTGCGAATCTCTCAGGAGTGATGGCACTCGGAAGTGCCTTTGCGATCTGCTTCTCAGACTTGTTGATCCAGTCCTTCATAGTCATCTGCGGAGCCTGCTGCTTTGCAGGTACGCTCAGTTTTTCTCCTACCTTTGCCATGATTACTTCTCTCCTTTATTCAAATTCCTTACTCGGAAAACTCTGTACTCTGTAGTCTCGACAAGTTCGTTATAGATAGCCGGATACTTCGACTTCAGCTTCTTGTCAGGCACACTCGCTCTGCTCTGAGCCTTCCATGAGCATCCATAGTCAGATCCGACACCTACGGCATTGTCTCCGAGCTTGTTGCAGATAAGAGCCTTCGTCTGCTCCGCCTTTTCCTTGTACTCGTCAGCCATCGCCTTGAACGCTTTATAGTCACGGATCATTCTGTCGAGACCGGGGATTGCTATCTCCGTGTTCTTCTGCTCTGTCGGATAAAGCTGCTTCAATGTCTCAAGCGATGCCTCGCTGCCGTCCGGAGCAGGTATGATGTTCTGCTCCACGTTATGCTTCCAAAAGCTGATTTCCGCCTCTCTGAGCGATTTTATGAAGTCATCGTCTCTTTCTACCTCAAAGACATAAAGTCCTCTCTGAAGGACGAGGATCGCCAAATACATGCGGTCAAATCCCCTTACCATCATGTAGTGCTGACACTGCACTGCGTAATGAGTCGGATACTCTCCGGATTCGAGATTGTATCCGTTGAACGAACCCATCGTCTTGCACTCAAGTCCGGCATTCTCGCCTATGACCTTCCTGTCGATGTTCGCAGTGATGAAGTCATACTCGTCATCCTGATACATGAACGTATCATTGATGACCTTCTTGCCTGTCTTCTCGCAGAATCTCTCAGCGACATACTGTTCAAGATCAGTGCCGAGCCTCATCGCTTCGGATGTCTCCCTTTCCTTTGACAGTCCTTTCTTGTCTGCGTATAATGATATAAGGCTCGAATACTGATTCATTCCTACACACGTTGCAGCATCAGAGCCACCGATACCTGACTTGCGGAGAGCGATCCACTCTTCGTGAGTCAGCTTTTTTGTGTTAACTAATTTCCTTCCTGCCATCTTCTTACGCTCCTATCATCACGAACATCATGTAACCTATAACGAACAAACATCCCCATGCGATGATCCCCTCGATAATATCCTTCATGACGATTCTCCTTTCTTCAGCGAATATCTGATGTAGTGAGTCTTGTCACCATATCTGTTCTTTCCGGTAACCATCTCCTTATCGAACTCATATCCTCTGTCCTGAAGTTCGCAGAGCCTTGCGGAAAGCTGTGTGATGCCGAGATCGATGACGGCCTCATATGCCGTGATGCTTCCGAAATCACCGATGTACTTCAGCACTCTGTCTCTCTGATTGATCTTCATCGCTACACCTCTCTCAGACATGCCGTGACGAGTGCCTCTTTCAGCTTCTCGATCTGATACTCAAGCTCATGGATCTCGTCCATATGATCGGCAATAAGTTCCTTGACCTCTTCGTCCTGTCGCTTCTTGTTTGCCTCTGTAGTTTCCTTGATAAAATCGAATGCCCTGTCGTTCTTTATGACCTTTGCCTCAAGTTCAGTGACTCTCGCTCTCAGTTTCTCGTTCTCTGCCTTCAGCTTCCTGTTCTCCGCCTCTGCGAATGCTCCTTCCGGTACATCCCATGAGAACCTCGTTTCCTTGTCGTGCTTCCCCATTGTTTCTCCTTCCTACATGTAATCTCCGATATCGATGCCGTTGTCATCGATGATGTCGAACAGTGCCTCTATCACCGAGGCATCGCCCACATCGTACTGCTCCATGATCGCCTCGATGCGGACGGCTTCCGTGTCGTATACGCAGACCTTCTTCATGCCGTACCTCTCTTCCTGAGAGCATCCCACTCTCTGATTTTCTTGACGATCTCGTTCTGTTCATGAACGGACAGCTCAAACTGCATCGCATATGACAGCTTCGTGATGTTGATGTCGAGGATATCCGCAAGCTCAGTCTGATTGATTCCGGCATCCGTCATCGCTCGTCTGATCCTTTTGTTCTTCACTTCTGCTCACTCCTTTCTCCGAGTGCCTCATAATAGATGTCGCAGGCACAGCACTCGATATTTGTTCTCTTGCCTGTCTTTCCGCACGTTGCCCATTTTTTCCTCGCATCGATATTGCCGAATCTGTTCAGATCCCTTACAATAAAAGGACACTCCATGCAGTGAGCTGTCTTTCCGGCAAGTTCATAGGCTTCCGCTATCGTCTCTGCTTCCTCATGCTCGATCTTGTAGTAGATCCAAAAGGTACATCCTTCTCTCTCATACTTAGGCTGAAGTTCTGCAAGACGATCCATCGCCTCGTTGAACAGTGCTGCTGCTTCCTGCGGAGTGTCTCCGGTTATTGCTTCAACACGATGCTTAGTGATAGTTTTCATGGCTCTCTCCTCAATAACTATTCCTAAAAAACAAAAGGAATGCCTTTCGTTTGGAAAAGCACTCCTCGACTCTGAAATTTCAACGGCTTCGTCTATCTTACCATTTTAACAATTCCGTGAGTCATAATTTTCGGAAGTGTTTCCATGACAATAATACACAATCTGATTGCGGATTTCAACATATTTTTTAAATGTTTTTCAATTTGTTTTCAATGTGGTATACTCCATACAGAGGGCAAAGCCATGATTAAATTTTTCGCTGATCTGATGGTATGGATATGTGCATTAGTATTCTTAGGCACATTATATACGATGTATACCGAGGGAAATGATTCGTGCCTTGAGAGGATTATCCAAATGGCACTGATACTTCTTTCAGTGTTTGGAATCGGATTCTTCCAACGATATCTATGACGGAAAAGACACAGGATCGAAACCCTGTGCCTTTTTCCATTAGTGTAGGAAGTCTATTAAGGAGTTTATGAAAACCATGAAGGAACCCTGGCATTTTCATATTACTACCTTGTCTTAAATTTTGCATCCCCCACATCATGATGCAGGCAGATACTGTTCAGGATCAACAGCCTTGCCGTTCACCATGATCTTGAAGTCGAGATGTGGGCCTGTCGATATTCCTGTCGAACCGACCTGACCGATCTGCTGACCTTGAGCGACAGTATCTCCGACCTTTACATTCCACGCATAGAGATGATTGTAGTAAGTGATCATGCCGTTATCGTGCTTGATGCCGACCGAGTTTCCGTATCCGCCATTTGCTCCTGCCGTGATGATGACTCCGCCATCCGCAGCGACTACCGGAGTGCCTTGCGATGCTCCGATATCTATCGCCTGATGATAACTCGATGCACCTCTTGTCGGAGCGGATCTCCCACCGAAATGCGATGTGATCGTACCTATAGTCGGCCATACGAATGTGCCTGTCGATTTCAGTTTATCCTTGTACTTTCCGTCAACTTTATACTTTGTGAGATCGATCTTGTTCCTGTTCTTATAGACACGTTCTAAGTCTGCCTCAGTGATTCCTGCCCACATAAGCGTATATGTCGATCCTATAATGGCCTGTTGATCATTTATCATGTAGGCAACTTTCAAGTCTCTGACAGCCTTGCTCTTGTATGCGATCTCCGAGCTTATTTCTTCCTCAGACATGCCATGCGAGAGCAGATAATATTTGATGTTCTGCTGTGCTACCATCTCTGATTCAGTGTCTGCTCCGCCAGGCTCAATAGTTTTCTTCATAGCTGACTTCGAGCTTTTAAGCACTTGCTCATCAAAGTAAGCGAGATCACCGCCTGACTCTTCCACTACTCTTCTCATCCTCGCTATGTAAGCGAAATCACCATCCTGGATATGGTCCTTGTATCCTTTGGACACGCTCTCCCATATCTTTTTATTACGCTCTTCGCCTTCATATCCTACGGAAGCCTTTGTAGCATCGAACAGCATCGTCTTATAGTCACGATCCTTTACATCCTGCACTTCTCCGTTTTCGTCTGTAGATTTAGCTTTCTTTTTATTCCGCCTATCTTCGGCTTTACGGACCTCTTCTATCTGCTCTTCAGTCAGACCTTCAGGAAGCTTCTCTTCAGTATATTCAGCATTCTCTTCCGCTGCTTCGGTATCCTTACCGCTGAACAGTCTGCTGAAGAATCCGCCTTCGCTGTCGGAGCCGGAGCCTGCTGCGGATGTTCCTGTTCCTGAATCAGACTTCCTCAATTTACTGACGATCTTTTCTACAGCCTCGTCCACGCTTCCGTCATCAGCAAATACATCCATCCCGGTTATCTTGTTGAACCAATGGAAAGCGTTTTTCGTGCCTCTCATAATTGTCTTGTTAGGAGTACCAGTCATATAGCCAAGTCCGCCAAACAATTCGGTAAGGCAGTCATACCATGACTTGCTGTATGCATCACCCTTTTCCCATTTGTTCTTACAATACTGGATTCCTTTGGTAAGAGTGTCATACCACTGGTAAACAAGATTAGACTGGCCATAAACGTATTCGCCTCTTAAAGCATTGATTATTCCCGGAAGGAAATCCTTTACCCAATAAACATTATTGATTGGATTCAAGGCATCCTCAAAATTTTTAGGGAAGTTTCTCATAAAATACTTGAACCATTCCTGATACCATTTAAGTGCCTGGTCCTCGTCATCGTCATCGCCAGTATGTCCTTTTCTTCTCAATGCATCTACAACAGACTGTGCAAAAGATACAGTGAGTGCCTGTGCCGTCCATACCAAGACTACACGCTCGACCATATGTCTCGCTTTTGCGTGATCGCCTTTTTTATATGCTTCATACGCATCTACAAAACCCTGTCTGAGTACGTTGAATGACAATGTAGGCTCCGCCTGGAATGATGTCATCTGCTTGACAAGTCCATTCTTCGACCTCATGTCATTTGATCTGTGGAAAGGCGAATCTACTACCTGAGTCGAGTCGAATACTTCAGAGGCTCTGTCTCCGCACAGTTTAAGGAATTCTTCTGAAGCTATATCCATGTCAGGATTCTGCTCATGTACTTCATTCTTAACGGCCTGCCATATCATGCCCCATGTCATGTTATCAAGCTGCCCATATATCTCAGACATATACTTGTCCGCCTTTGAGGAGACATCTCTGCCCATCATGACATCTTCGATATCCCTTCCGAAGTGAGTATCATAGTATCCCCACGCTTTCCACTTTGCTATAGGACAGTATTCAAACATTTCCTGCGTAGCCTTTGCTGATGGATGTACCCCAACAAAGTGTTTAGGTTTCATTACGGCAAACGCTCTGACTATAGCTGTCGGCTGCTGTACTGCTACTCTCAAGTTCGCAAACACGGCAGCTTTTTTAGCTTGACCAATAGCCTTGTCAAGAACATCGTCAAGTCCGCCATTGCGCTTGAAGCTGTTGCCGTTGATGTCATCTATAAAGTTTTCAATGTACTGGATAGCTTTGTCTCCGTAAGTATTACGGATGATCTGCTTTATTGGCACAGCTTTGCCGTGTTCATTCAAAGCCTTTCCGTTATACACTTTCATAAATGATGTGATCGGCACTGCATAGGATGCATACAGATTCATCTCATTGCAATGGCTTGCCACTACAGAAAAGATGTCATCCAGGATAATAGGATTCTGTGCATTGTCCACAAGCGGATTACTGAATCCAGGATTCCTTACCTTTTCACGGATGCCTATTTTGTCAAGATTCGTTGCTCTTGAGTCTCCCTGAACCTTGATAGGGAAATAATCCTTTTCTTTATACATCTCAATAAAGAGCAGTTTCATGGATGCCTTGTTTCCAAGCTCCGACATATCTTCTGACATGAGCTTTTGAAGCTTGTCAGCTATGCTGATTTGCTGTGGAGTAAGCGAGACTTTGATTGTGTCAATGTCAGCAGGCGTCAGCACAAGCCTATCTTGCTGTACAATCTTGCCTGCTGTCATTTCTTTAGCTTTTCCTATCTTGCTTCCGGCACTTGTCTCGGATGCTACCACTCCGCCATTGTCCGAATACATATGCCCTTTGGCCGCCTCACGTTTAGCAAGGCAGTACAGCGACATCCTCTGTGCTATAGTAAGACTTATAGGACCATATGTCAGATTGAATGTTTCTGCGGATTCAGAGCTTCTCCACTGCTCGATATCGCTTCCAGGAGTCCTGTTGCCTTTCCTGTCGGTCTTGTATGTCTCAGCGAGGATCTCGCTTATCTTGTTTATGATTTCATCCTCATTCCTGACATATTCGTCAAAACCTTTACGAAGCTGTCTGTACATATCGCTCATGCCCGGCATCTGCCTGAAGAAATACCACGGTGTCAGTTCGCCCATATTAACTATATTGTCGAGCCATCCAATAAGTCCTTCACGTTTCCTGACAGGACCATACAGCTTAGTATGCTCGGTAGCACCTTCCATCACTTCATCGCATTTGACTTGTGCCTGATAGCTCTCTCCGTCTATCTCAAGCTGTACATAGTTTTTGATAGCTCCGTTAAGACCCTTCAAAAGTTCCTTTACAGTTTCGATATCCTCATTGCTCAGATAGTCAATAGTTTTGCCATCGACTCTGTTAGCGATATCCGTCATCTTATCCTCAAAGTATTTATGGAGATCGCCAATTTCATAAGCTGTCGGCTCTTCCTGCGTTACTTGCTTTAATGCATCCCGGAGCATTCTGAAGTTAAGCTGCGATCTTGTAGGGATCATGTACTTCTCTTCAAGCTTTTTACTTCTGTCTTTTTCAAGATCAAAACATGCAAGCATTTCAGCAAGAGGCTGACGAAGTGGTTCAGGAATGTTTTTAGTCCTGTCCTTTGATGGTTTAAGCAGTCTGTCTGTCAGATCCTTGTATTCCTTCAGGACCCTGTTGTACAGCTTGCGATGTGCTTCGCTGTCCTTACGTTTCCTTGTGGCTTTTGCCGTTTTCCCTTTCCACGCTTCGTTCAGCTTTTCTCTCTTATACTCAGCCTTCCGTTTTTCTTTATCAAGAGTCCTTCCTGCCCACCGTCTCCAACGCTCATTAGATCGTTCTAAACGAGCCTGACCTTTTTCTTTTTCTTTTTCGACTCGCTTGTTGCCTCTCTCTCTTTCTCTTGCGACTCGCTCTTTAGCCTTTGCTTCAACTTGAGTTATGGCTTCTCGATGCCTTGCTTTCATTGCCTTGACTTTATCATCGTATTTGTCAGCAAGAGACTTGTATTCCTTGCCCTGCTCGATGATGTCATACAATGATCCTGCGATCTCGCTTGCGAGTGATTCACATTCTTCCGAATTGTACGCTACTGTCAATGGCTTGCATACATTGAGTGCATCCTGGATGCGAAGCAGGATCGAAGCATTGTCATCTTTGATGTCCTCTGTGAACATCTCCGGCCACATCTGACTCAGTGTCTCCCATGCATCCGTAGGATATGTTCCTTTGGATTTTAAAAGCACCTGGCCGAATGTCTGTTCCATGTACTCATCATAGTCAATGTCGCTCTGATCTTCTTCAGGAACAGTAAACTGTGTCCTGAGGAGATAATCTCTGAGAGCTTTCCATCTCTCGAAATCTTCTTTTCCGGCATCCTCAAAGAATTCAAGATTCTCTATGATGGCATGGGCCTGATCGTACAGCTTCATCGCTGCATCCATCGGCTTGTAGTTCCGCATATCCTTATATGCCTGCATCGCTACAGCAACAGTATCCTCGACCATCGCCTGCCGATATTTTGCATCCGTGTCGGAATACTTCATGGCATCCATGATAACGCTTCTGATATTAGGCTCTACAGATTTAGCGTTAAGCACTTCGCCATTCGTTCTCCATGCAGGATTCCACTTCTTGATCTTGCCGTTGATAAAGTCATCTTTGCTCATGCTGTAGCGTACACGGCCTTCCGCCACGATTGGATCACTTGCCCATAATTCATCAGTGCTTGTTGCGTTATTTGCAGCATATGCCATCGTCTCCTGCTCTGTCGGAATGCTGAACCTTATGTCAGGATTCTCGCTCGGATTCTCGTTGCGTGTGTCCTTGACCTGGTTGGAACTGAAGGCGATGTAGATCGTTGAGTAAGGACTGTTTTCAGATGTATCAAATTCAGAAGAATCATCTACCGCCCAATCCCTACAATTGTTTATAATGACACCATCATGCCCTTCTTCAAATGCGATCCTCGACACCTCATTCGTATCGTAGTCTTCTGTTAAAGAAATGTTCCCAAGTTTTCTCGTCATTGGGATTCTATCCCATGCATTGTAATCAGCATCTACTATCAATGGGTTCTCAAGATTTAGGTAGCATTCATAAGTTGTGCGTAAGTCTTTTGCTCCATACGTTTTACTAACAGCTTCGCTATCAGTAAAGAAAATGCTTCTTCCATCTTCCGAATATGACGGATCGAACACTGTGAATCCACCAATGTTTGTCGTGTGATACACTGGCACAAGTCTGCCCTGTTCGTCTCTTGCCTGCGAATTCTTGAAGTATTCCATCTGACCATTCGTCAGCACGTTGCCGTCAGCATCTGTTGTCGGCATCGAGTATCTGATGTCATCGTTGTTCGGATCGAATCTCTCCGACAGAGGAATGATGCTTCCGTCCTCGGCATAGGTTACTGTGTCTGCGGATTTGATTTGATTGCTTCTGAACGCTACCGCTATCGTAGGATTGTCAGGATTGTTCATGTCATCCTCGTCACCCCACTTGGTCATATATCCGTCAATGCCTGTGGTGTCTGTGAGGATGTCATTGAAAACTACCGCCTCATCATATTCGCGGATACCCATGCCATTCATTATCTCCTGCACGATATCCATGTCATTGCCATTCCATTTCACAACAGCTTTAGCTGTCTCTCTGATAGCATTGTTTAGTGTTGTCTGTGATGTGTTGACATAATTTGATATCCATGTATCCTTCTTCGCAGCTTCAATGTCACCATCATACTCGTCTGCCATTTTCTGCGCTTCATAATCAACTGTTGCCGTTATCAGTTTGATCAATTCAGATTGAGTAAGAGTCTGCTCAAATGCGGATGCAGGCCTTTCCATATTGACATAGCCTTTGATTTGCCGATCCCCATAGTGCTGTGTCACTTCCTGCGAATCAGACAAGTAGATGCCGAACCCTTCCGCTGTGCCATTTTTACCGCCCTGTCTAAAGTCGAATATATTGAAATCGTCATCTGTTCCATGATACCAAAGTCCATGAAGTTTAGTGTTTGGCATGGCCTTCTTCGCAGCCTCATCAACGAGCCTCTGCGCTTCTTCCATGTTGCCGGAGTTTACCGCATCCATGTAGGCTTCGTCAAAATTGACAGAGATGGACAATTTGATATCATCGGATGTTTCTTCCGGGGTCATCTCTTCGTTGCCAAGTTTGACATCGGTATAGTCCGGTGTACCCCATCTGATGGATTGCAGATTTGTATCAGATATAATACTGTTCTCGGTATCCCTTGAAAGCAGATCGTTCATGACATTGCCCATGTTATTAGACCTTGTCATGTTCTTTGCATTCTGTTCTTCAGCACCCTTTTCTACTGCCTTTTTAAGTTCTGCAAGATCAGCCTCAGTTATCTCTTCCCCGGCAGCAACCTTCGCATCGATATCTAATCCTGGATAATTGTTGCGTACTTCTCTCTGAGGATAAATGTTTGTCGTTGTGCCATCTGTTACAGCAAAGTCAAACAACACTTTGTAGTAATTTGGATCCCCTGCGAATTCATGGAATACCGGACACCAATCATTCTTGATGCAGTGTTCAAGATATGCATTGGGGATCTCTCTGATGTCCTTTGCATTCCCAAGATCCTTGTACACATCAAAGTCTGCTGTGCCTGCCATTGTAGCTTTCTCGGCAGCAGTCTTGCTTGCAAACTTTATCTTGTGCTTGTTGTCGTTAATCTCCTTGAAAAAGCCTATTGCCGGATATTTATCATCCTTATGCTCTCTTTTGTACTTGGCATATTCCTTCTTATAGTCAACATCATTACCCTTTGCATCCTTCCATGTGTCTACCTTGTTGGTGTTTTGGAAGTTTGTGTAATCTCTTGCTATGGCAAGTGATGTCTTTTTAGAAATAAATGTAGGGAGTCCCGACTTGTGATACGGAATGATGTATCTCACATTAGGATCAGAGAGCAGAACTTTTAGATGTTCATCACCATAAGCAACGGCTATTATGCCGACATTCTCCTTGTACCCATCTCTGTTCTCAAGCTCAACAGCTTCACGATAGTTAATGCTCTGCTCAAATGGCTTTGCTTCATTGGCTGCTCTTCTTGCTTCATTCTCGCTCATGCCTGCTTCAATGTTCTTGGCATATTCCTTTTCATATATGCTGTTCACATAGTCAGCATCGGACACAAGATAAGTCAGATAACCATGCACGCCTTCGATTTCTGTTTCGATGTATGGCCTGTTGTCAAGATTCTCGGCAGGCTTTTCCTTTACAAATTGCAGGCCCTGGTATTTCTTTGCATACTTTGCTGCCTTTCGTACCGGAATGCCAAGTGCCTGCGACCATGCCTTATTCGGCAGCACATCAAACATGACCGACATGTTTATCTTCCTGCCAGTTAATCCGAATATTCTTGGGAATGCGATTACCTTGCTGTATCCATGTGTGACAAACTTTCTTGCAGCTTCATCAGCTACCATTTGGAAGTGTTCAAATACATGCTCGATCTTGAAGTCAGAGAAACTCTGCACACGAATACCGCCTATCGATTTCAGATAGTCTGCGGTATCCATCCCCTTCATGTTTTCAGGCAGCAATGCTATCTCAGAATTATACGGAGTAAATGCAAGTATTTCCTTCGGAGCTGATGTTCCGTATATAGACTTGATAGTCTTGACCATATCATGGCCTTTAGTCGAAAGCTGCTTAAATGCATTGTATCCTTCCGGTGTTGAGATGTCTGACATCTGTATCAGCTTCAGATATGGAGAGTCTGTTTCCTTATTCTTTACAATCTCATCCATCAGAATCTTGATTCTGTCAGCAGGAGATGACTTGCTCTCGGTGCTTTCGTCATATGCTGACCACAGATCATCAATAGCTGACCATTCTTCTCCGCTTACTTCCTTGCCTTTTGCAAAATCAAAGTATTCCTCTTCCGGCAGTCCAAGCTCTGCCCTTGCTTTCCTTACTGCACTGTTCCACTTGTCATCAATCTTGTTCATGAAGTTCTGAGCATAGTATCTTCTTGCCTCGACAAAGCAGCCAAGACAAGCTGTATCTATGCCTTCTGCCTTCAATGCCTTATTGATCTTCCACATGTTCTCGTCAGTCAGCTTAATAGTGTTGAGAACATTGCTTTCTGTTCCAGGCACTTTGGTGTTGATGAGATTCTTTATTACCTCAGAGAAACCTTCACGCTTATTGCAGACTGTGGTCAAATCGAAATTGACCGGATACTCTCCATTTTTTACCATTGCGGAAACAGTCACTCCGATAATGTTGCCCTCGCTGTCCTTCTTTACTTGGACCTTTGCCTTTGTCAGATCATCCCATCCAATAAACTTATACTCAGCTCTCAGACTTCCTGCTCCGGTCTTTTCAAACCATGTTGCCATCATGTCCATATAATCTGTGACAGCTTTAGCCTGCTCTTCACTGAAATTATTTTTGGTAAGATCGTAGGTTATCTGTCTACCTGACTTCTTGCCATCATATGCAGAGTATCCTTCAGACGAATTAAAGACAGCTTTCGGAAGTTCTTCTCTGTATGTCGGAGCAGAAAATCTGACATCAGGGCCTACATCCAAATCAAGTTTTTCCTGCTGCTCAGGAGTAATGGAATACCTTATATCCCTGTTCTCTGTATTGAATCTCTGACTGATAGGAATGACCTTTCCGCTGTCATCGTATGTGACCGGGCTTGAGTCCTTTATCTGTTCCGGCTTGAACACGATGATATGCTCGGTCCCCTTCTCCATGTTTTCGGAAAGTGAACCGAATTTACTATCGACTTCCTTGTCGAGTACGGCATCAAAACCAAAGGCTTCTACTATAGCCCTTGTAAGTTCTGTTGCTCCCTGACCTGAATCACCCCACTCTTCTCTGTCAAGGTTTACTTCGCCTTCGTCATTGATCGCCTTCTCAATCCAATACCATGTAAGCATCCTGTTCTTATTCGCATAATTGACTATGCGATTTATGATGGATCTCTTGTATGGCATATCGATAATATTGTAGTTCGACTTGATGTCCGCCAGTGCTTTTGTAACGGCATCGTCTACAGCATCATATACATCTTCGCCACGTTCATTGATGGTATCAAGGATATCTGTCGAGTCTCTTCTGTCACGAATATATGGAGTCTTGTAATCGAGATAGACATCGTAAACACCCTGGTTTTTATCCATCTCTTCTTTCGCAAGTTCACGAGCCTGACCCATAGATGTAACTTTGACCCCATTCCATGTACGCTCGTCATATATCTTATCGGCAAGTCTGTCTATCTTGAGTGCGACATCCGCACCTTCTACATTTGAATAGTTCGTGTCGGAGTCTGACTTGTTCGTAGTGAAATAAAAGCCTGCCCCGGAGTTTCCGTCAACCTGAGCTTTTGATTTCAGGAATTCGGTAAAGCCATAATTCGTTGTGCCGTGATATGCATGTGCTACTTTGTATCCGGCTTTTTTAGCAGCCTCGTCAACGAGCTTTTGTGCAGTCTCCATATCGCCTTTGTTGACTGCCCTCATGTAAGGAATATCAGCGAGAGAGTTTCTGACTTCCTCGGTATTCTGTGACATCCTGCTGTCCTTATATGCGTTTCGCTCCCACTCGGCAATGCCCATCGCTGCATTGTTTCGTTCGGCAGCTCTCATCATCTTGAGCCAAAGCTGTCGAGTCTCTTCGTATGCACCGATTTCTACAAGGAAGGATTCCTGAACGGCAGGATCTTGT